GCACAAACGGTTCGCCAGCCGCAGCTGTAACACTTAAATTACTTTCAAGGTAATCTAAACTTATACCAACGCTACCGCTATTTGTTCTATCATAAATTTGAAGGTCATTGCTTTCAAACTGTATAGCTGGTCTATATATAACAGGGCTAAAGGCGGTAGCACCACCTTCATCCCAACCAACAGCAGTATCACGAACATTAGATGTAACATTAGATGTAACAGCAGGAGGGACAGATGTATTAAAACCTGTTTCGTATGCAAACACTTGATATATAACAAAAGGGCCAGTGCCAGATTCATAATCAGAACCATAAGTTTCATTAAATGCCTCTTGATTTTTTCCTACACCAACAGGGACAGAAGGACTGACACCCGTAGCTTCACCGCGAAAAGATAAAAATTGAGACGTTCCAAGAGAGACATTAGAGTCTTTAAACAAAATAGCGCCCGTTGTTGAAAATGGATTGTCAGCATTGTCAGTGTCAAAAGTTGGATACTGACCACCAGTTGTGTTTTTGACATTATAGTTTGTGCCTAGAGTCCCATTGTTAGTCCACTCCGTAACATTACTCCCATTAGTAAACGCCTGCCCATCAGCTTGAAAAGCTATCTCTGCATCTGCAAGTATAGCATCTAAATCAACAGCATCATTAGGTGAAGATAAAGTAAAGCCCTGAGGTTTATTTACCTCAAGTGTAGTAACACCTCTTTCTAAAGAAGATGTAAGAGTTGCTAAAATGTCAGTGCTAGATGTAAATGATAGATCTACATTTTTTCTTTTAGGTGCTGTAAAGTTTATAGCCATTATGCATCGTAGTCTGTGATATCAGCATTAACAGTAAACTGACCAAAAAACCAAGTTTGATAAAAAGATGTTTCTGCTTTAAAAGACTGTATGTCATAAACATAACTTCCCTCTTGTATATTATCCATAGCTATAACACCACCCTCAATAGTTAAAGTGCCATCAGCAGCTCCTGTTGCAGTAAGACCACCTGGTATTCCAGCGGAACTTAATATAACATTATCTCTAGTGGATCTATCTGTAGACGTTCTAACATCCATATTAAATGTATAGTTAGATGGGTTAATATCAACAGCATCACCATTTGAATCTTTAACAGTAACAGTAAAAGAAAAGTTATCCCCTTTACGAACAGTAATGTCAAGCTCTTGAGCTATATCTAAATTTAATGTAGTCGCCATTTTACTCTGATAATAATTGTGTTATAGTTTGTTCTAAGGGATCTTCTGGCTGGTCTTGCAACTCACCTCTTCTATCTCTTCTTTGAGATATTAGTTTTGATTGCTGAACGGCTTGCTTCGTAACACGTTCATCTTTTCTATCTTCTTTAAGAACTTCAAGCTTTTCTTTAAACTCTTGATCGTCAGATTTAAATCCTAACGTAGCCTGAGCTCTAATCATTTCTATCTCTTTACGTTGTTCGTGAGTTATTTTACTTACCTCTATTTCTGCTTGAGCTTTAGCTTGAATCTTTTGCATTTCAATCTGAGCTTCAGCTTGTATTTTTTGAGCTTCCATTTGCTGCTTCATCTGCTCAGCTTGCATAGCCATCTGTTGCTGCTGTTGCTGCATAGCCATTTGATCTTGTTGCTTCTTTGCTTGTCTTTTCTTTCTTCTAACCATAAGCAGTCTTTGAGCTTGATTAATATCTTTAAGATCTCTTATAGCCAATACATCCTCTAAATCTATTTCTTGCTGACCTAAAGATACTTGTATCATTTGCTCTAAGGCTTGTCTGTCTTGAGTTTCCATCTCTTTTACAACCTTAACGCCAAAGTTGTACATAGATAAATCGTTAAAAGAAGACAAAACTTTCATATTGTTTTCTCCAATAGCGTTAGAGTAAACCCTATACACAACAGATTCTTCAGGTAAAATCTGCAAACATTTTACAATGTCAGAGCAAACTTTTTTAAACAACATCATAGATGCGTTAGTAATATTGTAAATGGCATTATTACTAGCCCTCATAGCCTGTTCTCTAACACCAACTAAAGAATCTGCCTTAGGAGTAGAAGCATCCATAACTTCGTTAATTCCTGTAGCATCTCTAATTAAACGTAAGTAGTGATTGTACAATCCTATAAGCTCGTTAATGTTTCTAATACTGTTGCCTATTTCTCTTACTGGTGGGTTTTGGAACCCTCCTTCTGGATTTTTACTTCTGTAATAAAATACACCAGTCTGCTCGTATATGTCATGTAGTTCTAGTGGTTGAAGTTCTCCCCCCTTACCTAACTGAACATTTTCTAAACCTTCAATGTCAATAACTAAACCGTCGGGTTTAGCTTTAGCTATAGCTTGTTGTATTTTAAGGTGTGTTATTTGAAGCATATCTGCAAATCCTATACAACTGTCTACTAACGACTTAGGACACATCTCTTGCATGTTTACTGCAACTGCAGAATAAGACATCTTAGCTCTTGATATGTCATGAACATTCTTAGGAATGTTTTTCTTTCTACCGTAGTCAAATAAGTAATCACAACCTAAAACATAGCTTCCTCCATAAACAGTTTCTACGTTCATCTGGTGGGCTGTTCTATCATACACAGATCCATGCTTTTCCTTGTAAGAATAGCCTTTATAATAAAAACCTACATTCCCGTGTTTACTTTCTTTTTCTTCAAAGTGTATGCAATCAACACCAAGAAATTCAAAGTCAAGAACATCAACCATATACTCATCATAACCATAACCAGTTACACCATTTACCTCATTATAAAAACTATAATTAAGTATAGAAGAATCGTTACCATATTTCCCAGAAACTTTTTGAGCAATCTTTTCGTACTCTTTTTCTGTAAGCTGATCGCCTGCAATTCTTTTTAGTTCTTGTATGCTTATTCTTTTAACATGTCCTGCATAAACAAGATCGTTCATACTAGGGTCTTCAGTATAGCTATGAACAAAGTTTGCTGGATCTACATAGTCTGTTTTAATTCCGTAGTTAGGGTCGTTGTTTCTTTTAACAACAGCCATTCCACATGCTACTAAATCATTTACACATCTCCGAAGAATATTGTCATTAAAGTCGTTCCACTCTAACGTCATCATTGTTCCTACTTGAGCAGCTATCTCAGCATCAGTTTTAATGCTGGTCCCCATAAAAATTTCAGCCTCTTCTAAAGTTTCTGGAATATCGTTTGGATCTCCATTTATTTCTAATCCATTCTCCTTAAGTTTCATCAACTCCTTCTTAGCTAAAACAGAAGCCTCAATCTTTTTCTTTTCCATATCTTTCTGAGAAGATGACAGAGGATCTACTGCTTCTACGTTTGGTTGAGGATTTCTAGATAGTATATTATTTACTACTATCTTAGCAAACTTAGGTAAGATTGGTACAGGAGTATAATCTAAGTTTAATAAAGTTCCTGTGTTTCCGTTAGGATCTAAAGATGTTAAAAGTTTTTTATATGGGGTTGTATCTTGAGTTCCATTTGCGTATTTTCTACTTCTAACAAAAGTATCTTTTTTGTTTTTAAACACAGACCTTGAATCAGAAGCGCTACCCCATTGATTTTCAATAGCTTTTGCGAACTGCTTCCCATATTCTTGCATAGCTTTTTCTTCAGCTTTTGCTAAGGGATCTGGAAACCCTTTGGTGTTTTTCCCTTGTTTGTTACTGCTATACATGTATTTTTAATAAGCGCATTATTTGCAAATATACTAAACGTATGATTATCATTAGTAAGCCTTAAACCTTCTAAGAAAAACTTTTTCAGAGTAATCAGACTTTTTAATTTTAAGTTTTACTTTTTGAGCTGCAAGTAAACATAATCCCGAACTTATAGTCAAGTCAAACTTTGTTCTATTTGTTATTTGATACCCAATCCAATCTTCTAAAGTTTTATTAAAATACATTTTACCCATCTCTCCAGTATCATAGTTAATGCCAACATGATTATGTATGTAAGACTCAATCGCATGAGCGTGAGATTGAATAACATCTTGTGAGTTGGAAGGTATACCTTTTGTTTTTGATTTTATTGTTGATGAATTAGCAGCCAGTAAATGTCTAGGTCTATCCATTAAATATCCGTCATAACCTCTTGATTCAAAGTGCCTTGCAATACCATACTTATTGTTTTCAATTAATATAGGGTACCCGTAAAAAACAGCAGCCATAAGAACATCTTCATAGAAGATTTTTGCTAGAGGTGGGCGGGATGCATACTCAAGTACAAATGTATTTGATGGGTATTCCATATGAAATTTATTGTACAGGTGTAGCGCTCCCTTAGACCCCCGTCCATCGACGGTGGCATCAAGGTCGTAAGAGTCGACCCCGCCTACTCCTAGCTCTGCATTTGGTGCAATTTTTTTCCCTTTATTTATTAGCTTTTGATTTCTTAATTCTGCTGGAGGCATCCAAGCAACTCTAAATCTACCGTTAGGATCTGGTGTAAATACCACCTCAGTGTCTTTTTCTCCTCCCTTCCAATGAAAGTTACCAGTTACTATAGGGTTAGGAAACAAGTCGTCATTAAACTGTATTTGCTCGTATATCTTTCCTATATTGAATAAGCTCCCCTGTATACTATCTCTAAAAGCTTCATCTGTTGTAAAGGGGAACTGCCTAACTATTTCATTTAACTCAGAAGCGTCATGCTTAAGACTGTCCCTTTCGTTTTTTAAATATTGCTTAGCTCCAATAGTTATAATTTCTCCATCTAATCCTTTGACTTCATGTTCTGGAGTATTAACTACAGGCATGCCGTGGTTATCAAAAAACCCCTCTAGTGATTCTTGGGCTGGTATAAATAATCTATACAGCCCCGTTCTAGTCCTCCCATTCGCATTCCTCTCCAAAGGATTCGAATCCTTCCATAGATCCTTGTACTCTTTTCCACCTTTGTCCATTGGATTTACGGTGCTTCCGACTAGCGCCTTTCCTATTATTTTTCGCCCTACGATCAAACAAGTCCTCTGAATCCTCCAAGCGTCTCTTATGTCTGTTGGTTTTTCCCATTTTCCTGCTTCGTCTAAATACAACATGTGTAGCTTTTCACCGTCGTATGCATTGTTAGTTGTGTTTTTCCAATTAATAACTGTGTTAAGCGCTTCACCCATTTGGGATGTTTTATTGTTTTTAGTGATACGCTTTGATGGCTCTCTAAAGGCTAGCTCCATACGTGGATTAGTTGTACCATCTTGTATTGGCTTAAAAAAGAAAGGATAGTTTCTAAACATGTAAACCACCTTTTTCATAAAAATATTTTCCTGAGCATCCTTACCAGTCTTTGACTGTATACCCATAAGTTTATCTTTCACTTGTGTAGCTTCGTCAACAAGCACTGCAGAGCATATATTAGTATACCCAGAACGACGGCACTTAGTATAAAGCTGACCAATGCAACGTGGATCAGCTTCGCATGCAGCCATGTGTATAAAAATTTCACGCTGAAAGTTAAGAAAGTATGGGTAACCAATATCTAGCTTGGTCCACTGTAGCATCATATAATGCCGCCCCGTAATATATGTAGGTGAACCGTTGTTATAAAACCAAAAACCCTCACGCCTACGCCTAAACTCTTCCTCGATATATGGACGAAACTTTTCTCTAAACTGTCTTGGCATTTCCGCCCACTCATCCATAGATTTAATACGAGACAGTTCCTTGGGCATAGGTGCCCTCTTCCACACCTGCATGTCGTTTGATTTTTTATATCCGACAATGTTTTTCTTTGGCGGCCTTTTTGGAAGACAAATGAGTAACCCACCGAGTTCGATAAGCTCACCTTCCGTACCGTTGGGACAAATCTTAACAGCAGGTTCTTCATATTCTTTTATGTCTAATAAATTATTCAAACTCCTCTTCGCTAAAATTTAAAAACAATTCTAACTGCTCAACTATAGGCACACAATCCTCTTCTATTATACTTTCCGTATACTTGCCAGCACCCCACTCTCCAGATCTTCTTTCTTCATAATGATGTATAGAGTGACAGTTTGCACAAATAACGTCGCACTTTTCTACTTCAGCCTTTACAGTTTTAAAAATATACCCTTTACCTATGAGCTGTGCAACACTAGATTTTTTATCGTCTCTATCCCTGTGATGTAACTGTAAACATCTTTTATCTTTTGTTCCGCACTCACAACACCCTTTTTCCTCTTTATACTTGTCTACCCACTCGTATATTATTTTTTTTTGCTCTGCTACGTTTTTAGCCCTGCACGGTATACAAGATTTAAAGTACGTATTGTTGTGAGCTCTATAGTAAAACTCAGTTAAAGGCTTTACCCTTTGACAAGTGTGACATCGTTTCATTTTGAAAATCTTTCAGCAAAGCCTCCACTGTAATCTTTTGAACCCTCTATTTCTCCTGTTGTGTTTAAGTCTTTAATCATTTGTTCAAGTCTTTGTCTTTCTATGATTAACTCTTTACAATCAGTTGCTGTTTGCTTTATAGACTGAAGTTCAGCCTTTCGTGCTGAGCCGTTGATTTCTGGATCGACAGGTTTTTTAACTTCATCAATCATATTATTAATAGCTGCCTCCATACTTTTCATAAGTCTTTCGGCAGCATTAATAGTTGTAAATTTATTCTTCGACGACATATAAAAAGTCTTCTGATCTTGTTCGGTAATATTCTACCCCATCTATTTTTATCCTATAGTCTCTGTTTTTACCGATACCTACAACATCACCTACTTTAACTCCAAGATAATCGCAGTTACCACAAGTGTGAGTAATTCTACCTTGTGTTGGATTTTCTTTTTTATACTCAACAACCTCTATAACATCTGAAGTTAAATCATCTTTCTCATCAACAGGCTGAAGAAGACACCAAGTAGATAGTGTATTTATTTCTCCAGTTTCCTTACACTTATAAGCAAAAGCTTGAGAGTTCATAGCAACTTTAGGATCATAGAGTACACTATAGCAATCTTCTAATCCTGGTATAGGTTTACCACCTTGAACCACAACGTGATGGTGAAAATAAAGAGTGTCACCTTCTTTTACTGGGGTTTCAAACTTACGAGGTGTTGCAACAACTTCCCCGCCCATTACTCTATGACTAAACTCGTCATACTTAGTTTCCATGTAGATCTCAGAATCTCCGATCTTCACAGTATCATTAAACTTCTTAGGAAGCTTAATGATAAAATTATACATACCTTTCATTATATTTTATTTAATACCCTCCTCCGCCGCCACCACCGCCGCCACTAGACGAAACAGTTGGTATAATAGGTGAAGGGTTTCTTCTTAATTCGTTTTGTACGCCTAAAACATAAGATCTAACCTGGTCGTTGACTGGAGTTAACAAGTCATGTTGTTCAGTTTTATGAAAAGATCCTACCATAGCTCCTTGACTTACATGAATATGAAATCCTCCTATGTAGTCATCTCCATTAGGTAAAATAAATTCACCTCCTGATGTGTATAGATCTGTTTTAGTCATTTTAAAAGTTTAAGTCAAATTCAACTATGCATGGCATATCATCAATACCTTTCCATAGAACTTGTGAATCATCGATGCTAATATACACAAGATATCTTTTTTTATTGTAATGAGCAAGATGCCTTTCATCTAATATTATAGTTGACACTTTACCACCACCTGCTCTCATGCCTACGTAATAAGCCATTGCATCCTTCGGGTCTTTCCCGATAATAATTTTTCTAATAAGTCCTTCCATTGTATTAATCTTCTAAGTCTATGCCTAAACCGTCTAGTAAATCATCTAGATCTGGCTCGTCATCTTCACTATATTTATTTTCATTATTGTCCCAAGTAGACCCTACAAAGGTAATAACACTTGCTAATTCATCATCGGACTCTATGTTGTAACTATAAATAGCTTTCAGTCTAGTGTTTCCCATAATGTCTTCATCCATCAATCCTATTACCATAAGCTGCATAACTCTGTCTCTTACCCCATACTTCTCTATAACTTTATCCATCTCAAAAGATAGTCGCTGTATTTCTAGTAAGAATCCTTCGTCTTCCATATCTTTGGTGGTATTAATTCAATGTTATGCCTAAGAGTAGAGTTGCTAAGAAAAAACTCTTTAGAGAAAGTTCGAAGCTTAATCAAAAATACGTAAAAAGAAACCAACTTAAGAATTTAAGAAAGGTTCTTCTTTCAACGCAAGATAGATATGATGTGTTTCAAAAGGAACTTATGTTTATGCTTTGGGCGTACGACCTAGAGTTCTTTACAGCTAAGTATGCATCAGAAGATTATGGTATGAGCGAAAAGAAACTAAGAGAAAGGATAATACAGCCGCTACTTAAAGTGGGCTATCTGTACAAGCACTTTGACAGACTGACTCCGTCTGACACTCTGGAAGATCACATCTTTCGCAGTGAGACGAAGTACAACTACAGAGTGAGGTATGCCCTGACTCAGCAAGCTCGGCTGCTCGTTCAGGACATGTACAGATCTTTGGGGTTTGCATAGATTCTAAAAATTGTTTTGTAAATGTTGGGTGCACTATTAAGAAGGAGAGTCTGGAGAAATTATTATTGTTCCAGCTCCAGCTGTGCCTGTCCCATGTCTATCGTTACCGCTAATGTCCTGAAACCCGTTACTATTTATAGCATGATCTCCTGGCACATCTCCTAAAGGTAGGTAAAATTCAAGATCAGTTTTTAGTTGAGAGATACTTAAAAGTCTTTGTCTTCCTTTATGATCGTATATTTTTGAAATATCTTTAGGTTCGAGAACCCTACTGTAAAACATCCAATCCTTATACAACCCTCCATAGCTTCCACTTGTTCCAGGATTATAACCTATTGAAAAAGGAGCTGAAATATCTATGTCAGTAGATGAGTCCATTGTTTGAGTTTCCATCGTTAAAGCCACCCCATCTACATAGATTTTACTATCACTAGCTGAAGATCTATCACAGACAACGGCTATATGATGCCATGTATCTAAACTCATCCCGTGAGTATTAGATTCTAAATTAATTAAAATGCCAGCTAAAGTTTTTAGTTCGAAGCTTAAACAACTTCCAGTTACACCTGATACTTCACCTACAGCTAAAGACATCATCGTATTTTTGTCTGATGCTTGAGCACATAATCTTGGGTTTTCTCCTGAAGTTGTAAAAGCCCCCAAACCACTAGGGCGCTTATACCAAAAGCAAAAAGAAAAATCACTAGTGCCTACTATGTCAACGTCTTGTACAGACACTCCAGGACCGCCAACGCCACTAGTTTCTTGACTAATAGACATACAGTTTTTACCTTTTGGCTTAGATCTTTTCTTAGGTGTTCTCACCCCACCTGATGATGATATTCCTCCTATCATTATGCTTGTCCGTTAAAAAATTCTGTTATATCTGCTGGCTGTAGTATAAGACTATCTGCAAAGTCTCTATATACAATAGTAACCTCTTCCCCATCTTTCAATGCTTTAGCTATGTCTGGGTATACTCTCATATAAGCTGCAGTGCTCTTCCCTATAAAACCGTTCTTTTTGATGTTGTTGTTTTCTTGCGTATCGCCCAGTAGCAAGCATCCCGCAGTGTCCTCATCAGTATTACCACAGTGAAGAAGAATATATTCAAAGCCTGGGACATCCAGGACATGAAGCATACCTTTATGTATGTCAGCAAATCTCTTGCTGTACTTGGAGTGATATCCACCCACAGTTCGAAGACCGAGCTTATACTCTCCTTCAGGTATGCAAGTTTCTCCGTATACTTTTTCCGCGCGACTTTCGTCTTCCAACGTGTAGCATAGAAATTTTCTTCGTTCATTCGTTATGTCAAATAGCAATCCGTTAGTAGAGTCTTTACCTTTGTTGAATCTTATTACTTCTAGTTTCATTTTTAATTTTATTTAATCTTATTTTCTCTGCTTCTATAGCTGGATCTTTACGTTTTTTCTTCGGGTTAAAATATTTTTTCTTCAATCAAAATTTGTTTTTACGAAAACTTTATCGTATACTGAGATCAGCAGTTCAAATATACAACTGATTTACTAACCTTTAATTCACATACTATGAAGAATTTAATTTTAATTATCGCTATGTCGATATCCGCAACAGCCTTTTCTCAGACTGTCTTAGTAATAAATGACCTTAAATACAATGAAGGTATAGACACAGAGTGGAGCGTATTATACATCCCACACTACCCAGAAGTTGAAGGGAAGTACCTAGAAGAAGATAACGAATGGTACTTTAATGTTAGAGGAGATCACAGGGTGTTTACTTTAAGAGCTAATAATCCAGGTATCTACCAAGTCAAACAAGTACTAGATGATGTTATCATTCAAATATCATCAGTTCGTGTAGACTAAAAAAGCCCCGAAAGGGGCTCTTTTTTTGTGTAGTATTTTTATTGTTTACGATGTTTAATCGCCACGTTTATCAAAAATTTGCCCAGCATAGTTTTGAGCTTCTCTTGAGAACTGCTCTCTCATCCTCTCTATTTGCTTAGGATCATTCTTAACTTCATCTCCAAAGCCAGCTATATAATTATCAAACTCAGACATTAGATCTCTATAAATAGATGTATAGGTATTGCCTTTTTTGAAGCTAGCGTCTTCATCCAAAGCACGATCTCTTACAAGTCTTTGAAATTTATCTTTATCGCCTGCATCAAAGAACACTCTCTCATCACCCACCATATAAAAAGTCTTTGCAGGATTAACAAGATCAGGATTTTGTTCCATATAGCCTCTTCTAACTGTTTCAAAGTCTACAGGAGATCCTTCACCAAAAGCTATTGTTACTCCTTCACCTGGTTTAGACATCAATCCTTCATTTATCATTGATCTCTCTTGTTGGCGTCTTTGTACTTGATTAAACTCACTGTCATCAAAAGGATTTAATATAGGACGACCTGAAGAATCATGAGCACCTCCATGCCTATAGTGCTTACCTCCGTGTTCCATCTTCATCTTACCACCCATCATATACTTAGCAAGCATACGAGCTAATCTTCTGTTTGACATTTTTCCGCCACCTGGGTACTTCATTTTTCCGCCATCTTCCATAAACATTCCTTTTCCAAGGCCGCCCATAGCTTTTCTGAGTTTTCCTCCTCCAAGGCCACCCATAGCGTTTCTAAGTTTTCCTCCGCCAAGATTACCTGCAATGCCTTGACCTAATTTTTTTAATGCTTTCATGTTTTTTTATTTTATGCTGCGGCGAATATTTCTACATCACACGATGCGGTATCTGCCTGTATTCCTATTGAGTCTATAGCGGCTGCTGAAACAGATGCTCCGCCAGTAGCGTTAGCGTCCATCAACGAGTTGTTAAGTATAAAACTGTCTCCTGCCTCTAGTCTTACGAAGTATTCCTCTGAGTTTCCTCGAACTCTAACTGTAACAAAGTTAGTATTGTCTAAGTTGGTAAGTCTTAAGTAGTCTAAAGTTCCATCAGCGATCTGACCAGCAGCAACCGCACTGTCAAATAACACAACTGTTTGTTCAGCAGAGTGTAAACAAGTTACTATCCTGTGATCTATTTGTGTTACTGTCTCTGTGTGTGTATTGGTTGATCCCCTTGACGCACCATTTAAAGTAACAGCCTCTGTTATTGTAATTGTTAAGTCTGCCATTATCTTCTTCTAAATAAACCCCTACGTCCTGTTTGCGGCATAGTAATGGGTGAAGTTTCTCTCATTTGTAATTTTTGGTCTGTTCTTGGAGTGTCTATTGTTCCAGCTTTAAGGCGTTCAACTTGCATTCCAGACTTTCCTCTCATATTTCCTTGCGTTATCCCTGGTCTCATTGATCTTAGAGTTTCAAAGAACTCGTTCTGCCACTCTTCTGGTACGTTATTTTTTCTAAACGCTTCTGCTATTCTAGATCTTTTCTCTTCAGTAAAATCTTGACCAGGTCTACTACTATCTAAACCCATGTAAGGATTACTGCTGACATCACTAAACACATTAGAGAACATCATAGCCTTTCTTTCTATATCATCTCCTGATGGTGATGGCATATAGTTAACCGCATCCTGATCTATTGTATCTTCAGTCTGTCTTCCTCTTTCTAAAACATCTATAGCAGATGCGTCTTTTTCGTTTCCTACTATGCCCATACCTGATCTTTCTTGTTCTTGCATCCAGTCTATAACTTCATTCATTCCGCTATAGTTTTGGTTTGTAGATTCAAACTTTTCTACTGGCATTTCTTTAGGGCCTTTACCAGTAAACTCATTGTACTTCTTTTGCATGAAGTTCATG